GCTGGGCGATTTGGCGTTCATGGACTTTCCGCATGATGGCGTAGACCGCATCAGCCATGTGGGAATCGTGGCAGCAATCGATGGCAAGGTCATTACCTGCATCGAAGGCAACACATCAGGGACTGGCGATCAACGCAATGGCGGCATGGTGATGATTAAGCAGCGCACCATCGGCAAAGAGATCGTGGGATTTGGTCGGCCTAAGTATGTGCCATTTAAGGGTGAATATCCTGCGGTGGTCATCGAGGCTAAACCAAAGAAAACCATTCTGAAGAAGAAGGAGAAGAAATGAACCAAATCAAACCTATGGCAGCCTCATGGGCGCGCTCATTCCTAGCAGCTGGTGTGGCCGTCTACATGGCTGGAGTCACCGACCCAAAGGCAATTGCTAGCGCAGGCCTTGCAGCTGTACTGCCAGTGATTCTGCGTTGGCTGAATCCAAATGACTCAAGTTTCGGTGTTAAGGGGAAGTGACCCGAAAGCTACAACAGGTAGCCCTATGGTTATCGCTTTCGATAGGGCTATCTGCGTGTGGTCAATACGATGGATGGGTTAGGTATCCGTGCCAGGAATTTGAGAACTGGCAAAAGCCTGAATGTAATCCGCCAGAGTGTGTGAGTACGGGAGTCTGCACTCAAGACTTATTTGGAGATGAAATTGACACCCAAGCACAGCCGTAGGCTAAGCAATGAGCAACTCAAAGCCCGCTTAATCGTATTTATCGGGGTATGCCTAGCTTTGGTCTTTGCGCTATCAGTAATGGGAATGCTGTACGCGCTGATATTTGTGACACAGCCAATCGGCGCACAAGCGCCCAACGATCGTGCGTTCATCGAGCTTCTGACTACTTTGACCGTATTCCTCACAGGCGCACTTGGCTCGGTGCTGGCCTCAAATGGGTTAAAAGATAAGGCCGAAAAGCCAGCCGACACGCCCAACGATACGCAGGAATCTTGACCTAGCCACAGCTTTGCTTCACAGTTATGGCAGGGAGCGAAGCACAGTAGTTCCCTGAACGGGAGCAATAATGTACTCAATCGGTGAAGTGGCTATGTGGCTACTGATAGGCGTTGCAATCGGCTTTACATTCGGTTACACCGCAGGCCTCAAAGAAGGCAAGCGCGAAGGATTTATCCGAGGCAAGATCGCAGCTCGTAAGGCGGTGCGGTAATGGGATTCCTGGACAATTACGAGACAGTAAATCAGAAGGTTCAAAGACTTCATGCCACCTGGCCTACAAATAAAATCCACACATCAATCATCGACTGGAATCCTGAAAAGGGTTACATCCTCATTGAGTGCCGTATTTATCGCCATTATGAGGACAAAGAGCCAGCCGCTATTGACTACGCGCATGGAATGGTCGGCGCTTACAATCCACAAATGAAGCGGTGGTATGTGGAAGATACAGTCTCGAGCGCCATAGGCCGTTGCGCCAGCGTGGTACTAGGCACAGAGGAAAAGCCTAGCCGCGAAGATATGCAGCAGGTCGAGACTATGCCAAAAGCATTTGTCGAGGACGATCCCTGGGCGAAGCCAATTTGGGAAGATGGATTTACCACAGTCAAGGCAGCTGTAGACCAAATCAAGGATCAACTGGGCGGTGAGCTACAAGCTGAAGCGCCTATCTGTAAGCATGGCCACATGATTTGGAAAGAAGGCGAAAAGAATGGAAAAGCCTGGGGCGCATATTTCTGCACCGAAAAGACCAAAGCCCAGCAATGCCCACCGCAGTGGATGGTGCTAGGTAGCGATGGCAAATGGAAGCAGCGTGTCTGATATGGGTGAACTATTTATACAGCGCCCAAGTGGCCGCACAAGCCGATACCTTATCGATGGTTCAGTCATCGAGCAGCTGCAAGGCCTGACAATCGACTGGTGCGATAAGTGTGACAAATGGAAGCCGTTAGAAGGCGGTCACTATTTACAAGCTGATGGCCTAGCAATGATTTGGTTATGCGAGGCCTGCAAATGATTCCGATTCAGCTAGATAACGCCACGCAGGTAGCAATCACAAAGGCCGGGCTGCGTAGAGCCATAGACTACATACCTCAATGGGAAGGCGTGACTGTCAAACGGAATTATCAGAATGACAGAGAGCGGCTTAACTTCCCAGCCTTCGTAATGCAACAAAGTGAAGCATTTGGGGCTGAATTAGCCGTAGCCAAATACTTTAGAAAGCCCATCGATTTAACAGCTGACAATTTCAAGCTGAAGGCTGATGTGGGCAATAACATCGAGGTCAAATGGACAAAGTGGCAGAATGGCTCACTTATCCTTTCAGAGCTTGACCGCAAAGAAGATGTGGCAATCTTGGTTACAGGATCGATGCCAAAATACTGGATATGTGGCTGGATTCCCGTAGCGGTAGCCCGTAGACCATCGCATCAGCGCAGTGATGGCTCATGGTGGATAGGCCAGCAGGATTTGCACCCTATGGCCAACTTCTCAAGGAGTATCTATGCAAATCAAATATGAGTGCAGGGTCGAAAAGAAGCTAACAAATCACACAGTGCGAAAGGTCACTGACACCCTGCCGCCCTATGTGGAAGTAGTGGAGTGCAATAGCTGCGGTGTTATGGGTGTGGTCATATTAGATAAGGAGACTGCATACCATGCCGATTTATGAGTTTAGATGTGGAATGTGTAGCCAGGTAAAGAATGTATCGGCTGGCATCAATGACATTTATCCAATTCCAAATTGCGATAACTGCACGATCATCATGGAAAGGGTGTATCAGGCAACACCCATACACTTTAAGGGTGACGGATGGGGGCATCAATGAACCCTGTGGATAACCTGTGGATAACACGCCGAGCCTACGCTCAAAATTCTGTGGATAACTCGATGCGCTTGACAGGCTTGCTACCATCCAGCTCTGCAAGCGAGCGGCTGTGGCCGTGTAGCTCGCTAAAGAGACTGGTGGTTTGGGGAGTGCTTTGCTCTTTCATAGCCGCGCTTTCAATACAGATGCAACCCGCACAAGCTACAACCATCGATCACTACAAGCTATATGCACATTCTAGGATTATTGAATGGAATGAGTTTATGTGCTTCAAGGACATCATTACCAAAGAGAATAGAACATGGGATGTGCGAGCAAAGAACGGCAGCCACTTCGGACTAGGGCAGATGCGGTCTAAGTGGTATCGCAACCTTGATGGCTATAGGCAGATAGATGCATCAATCAAATACATCAATGCGCGATATGGTTCAATGTGCAAGGCCTGGTCATTTCATCAGCAAAGGAACTATTATTGATGAGTGCTTTAACAGAGAATGGAAGTACATCAAAGTGGCGCAAGATAAGGCAACGCATCATCAGTCGTGATCGTGGACTATGCCAGCAATGCGGAAATGAAGGTGACTCGGTAGACCACATCATTCCCCGTAGCCAGGGTGGTACTGATGATGACTTTAATCTTCAACTATTATGCAGGTCATGCAATTCAAGCAAAGGTGGTCGGTTTTTTAGTACGCCTAGAACACCCCTGACCCTTCCTGTTCCTTTTACCCCTCAAAATGACTCGATAAGCCATGACTAGCCACGCAGAAGCCTCAAAGGAACTCATAGAGGCTGAACAGGGCTCAAATCGGCTGCAATCGGTTTTGGGTAGGGATACAGAAGGCATATATGGCCATCCAACGCCTAGAATCCACACGCCGCTGAATGATTTGCCTAGTCGCGGGCTTGAACTAGTGGACTTGGCTGGTCAAATCGGCATCGAGCTGATGGACTGGCAAAAGTTCTTCATCGAGCATAGCCACAAAGTATTGCCAAATGGCAGGTGGGCTAGCCCTGTAAATGTCTGTACTGTAGCCAGGCAGAATGGCAAAAGTTTTCTGATGCAGCTGCGAATCTTGGGCGGCCTTTTCCTATGGGAAGAATCGCTGCAAATCGGCTCGGCACATCGACTATCTACATCCCTGGAGCAGTTCAGGCAGCTGGTAAATGTCATTGAATCCAGCGACTACCTGGCAAAGCAAGTCAAGCGAATCAGGTGGAGTCATGGATCGGAAGAAATCGAGACGATGCTGGGAACTCGCTTTATCATCAAGGCAGGCGGTTCAGCTGCTCGTGGTGTATCAAAGCCTGAAACTATCCACCTGGATGAGCTTCGCGAAATGAATGACCTAGAATCGTTTGCCAGTTTGCGGTACACCCTGATGGCGGCGAAAAATCCCATGATTTTGGCCTATACCAATGCTGGCGATGCCAGTTCAGTAGTGCTGAACCAATTTAGACAGCGCGCGCTTCAATCTATCGGCGGCGCTGAAGATAACATTGGATATTTTGAGTGGTCTGCACCCACTGATGATGTGACGATGGAAAATGCGGCCTACGCAAATCCCGCTTTAGGCACGACCATCCACCCTGACAATATCCGCGCCGTTTTCAATGACCCCCCTGATGTGGTGCAGACCGAGGTGCTTTGCAGATGGGTTCAGTCAATCTCCAGCTGCGTGGACTCAAATAAATGGGCTGAATGTAGTGATCCTGAATTCGACCTGGATGAAGAGCGCACTACCTGGCTGGCCATCGACTTATCACCTGACAGAAAATTTGGGGCGTTGGTTGGTGCGCAGCGTTTAGGCGATGACAACTTTGGTATCAAATTGTTACATACCTGGGAAAATCAGTTGCAACTCGATGACAAAGCAATTGCCAATGATTTGGCAGTCTATGCCCGAAAGTATCAGCTGGAGAATGTGCTTTACAGCCGCCGCACAAGTGGCGCGGTCGCGGCACGCCTTGCACCTGCTGGTATTCCAATCTTTGACATGGATGCGGTCTATCCGCAGGCCTGTGATGAGATGCTGGGCGCTATCAATTCCAGGCGTTTGCGGTATCGGCCAAATAAAGAGCTAACCGCTCAAATGCTCTCGGCCGTTCAGCTGCGTAGGGGCGATGGCGGCTGGGTCATCGGCAGAAGGGCGAGCCAGTCGGCGGTGTGTGCAAGTGTGGCCACAGCTTTATGCACCCACTTCGCGACACGCCCAGAGACAGACCTTGACATCATGGTGGGTTAGTTGGTACGCCGAATTTAGAATATGCGCATGGGTTTCTTTGATGCGTTCGTGCCTGTTCGTCCAGTTGCCGTCACAGCTGGAACGAATGACATTGATGATTCACTCGCTCCGCTTTATCATGAAGCATCGCCATTCTTTGCGATAACAAG